GTCAATCGACGCAGGCTACTATCCGTCTGGTGCAACCCACTACTCACGAGTAATCGGGATTTATGACAGAGAATGGGACAGAACCGTGGAATGGTTGTGTCCTGACTGTGGCGGAAGATGGCCTTGTCGGGAGGAGGACACCCATGTTCATAAATGGACCGACGCTCGCAACGAGATAGTTGTGTCAGGTGAAGTCTGTTTGGAGTGTGGAGCTATTCGGGCTTCAGAGGAGGACACATGAGCGAAAACCCACGAGATGTCGTAGACGAACAGGCCGAAGATGAAGGGTTGTGGTTTATCGCCATGACAGCCCCTGAAGCGTATTTGCAACAGGAATTACGTCGGCTGCACGCTGCGGTCGAATCGTCTCAAGAGGACACCGAATGAGCCTAGAAAACTTGGCAACTGCCAACTCTAATGGGCAGGCTGCGGTGAGTAAGGAGGACACCGACACTTACACGATGGTTTGCGGTGTGAACTGTGGACACGTTGGATGCATGGCTGAGGAGGACACCGATGGAGACTGAGGCAGTTTGTGACGTGGGCCGCTTGATTGAGGTCGGTATCGAGCATTGGGTTGTTGTCTGTGTCCAAGCCCCCGACCATGACGGCCCCCATGTGGGGATGATTAGCTGGGCTTCTGAGGGGGACACCGAATGATGGTGCCCTATGTGAGATACGTTTTCTGGCGCACCATCCAGAACCTTGTGGGCTACGTCGAGTGGGTGTTCGCAGAAGCCGAGCTATGGCTTGAAGAACAGACCCTTCAGGCTGGCAAGTATGTGTCAGACGAGTTTCAGGAGCGTGTGTGGTGAGTACGGAGGACGAGAAATGAGCCTCATATTAGTAGCATGGATTTTGACTGTTCTGATTATCCTATTTTTAATTGAATGGTGGAAAGATAAACACTGATTTTTAGTAAAAAATTTTTATCGACCTTTTTTTTATTAGGAAAATCAAGCATAGCAACAGGGGCGCGGTCTGCAAGCATAGAGACAGGCGCGCACGATTTGACAGCACCAAAGGGGTGTGTTATAGTATGACCATGAGTATCATTGATCAGCAAATGGAATTGTATTTCGCTAACGATTTTGGGAGAGTGTCCGACGCGGTGGACAAGTGGATTGGCCGCACAATTATTATGATGCAACGATGGGGTAAGGGTAGCACTTGGGTGTCGCTTGAGGGTGGCCGCGATAACGTGCGGCTGAGCGCACTTGGATATGTCATCGAAGCGGATGATCTTGACGTGGGCTTAAAAGCCTACGGCAAGTATATTAACCGCGAGTATGGGAATCGGGACAGGCTCATAAGCCTGGATGATGAGCGTGGTCGTGATGACGACAGACCTCTAGGTGTTACGCTAGAAGCCGTCAGCCCTTTTGGGGCTTCGCCTTCTGGCGGCCTACAGGCTTTAAGTCATTTGAATCAAGAACATTTTTTAAAAGATGAGGAAGAATATGAACTTTTTTCTTTGCTGGGTGACCTTGGCCCGAACGGGCGCAACAAAGGTCCGTCCCATACCGAAGCAGCAGACCTGCTCGGCTGGGACATGAAAAGGGTGAAGCGTGTGTACGCTAGGGTTCATGCCCGTCGCCGTTATTCTGAGGATACGGACGTGCAGTCTAGGCGCAAAGCTAACGCTGCACGGTATCGTGCTTGATTCGGACAACACTACTATCATGAGCGTTTGGCGACAACTGCCGTTGGGTGACCCACCAACGCTTGATAGAGAAAATGATGTTATTGTGAGACAATCAACCATCAATGCTCTGCAACTATGTGGTCAGCGAGTGGCTTTGAGAGATCACCCAGGATACCTTAAGGCAGTATCAGAGCCACTTGCTTTCGGTACACTCGTACACCATCTCATCGCCGAAGACCTCATAACAGGCGAAAGACAGATGGGCCTACTCTCCAACATGGGTGAGTGGGTTGACCCCATACTCCAAGAACAATACGAGTGGAGTTTAAGCCAAGTACCCAACGTAGGCGATTTCTTCGGGGAAATAGCTGTCGCCTACAGGTCGTGGGTGACACGAGTGCTACCCATCATCACTAAACTGGGAGAACCAGTATCTATCGAAGAGGAAATGGTATTATATCTTGGGGAGGGAGAAAAAGGTAAAAAAATTTTTCTGCAAGGAACTGCTGACGCAGTATACCCCTCCACTCTCGTTGATTGGAAAACGTCAGGACGGAAGTGGAAGGACAGTAAGGCACAGTTCAGTCCGCAAGCCACACTCTACCCACCTCTCGTTAAACAGCAGACGGGGTTAGACATTCGCAAGTTTACTTTTTGGGTTTTCGATAGGAGCGCCAGCCAGTGGACGAAGCACGTCACTGACCGTCGCATCAAAGACATTGACGCAGGCTTACGCATCGCCTACACTTATGGTTTACAGCTAGAGGCAGGCCACCTACCTGCGACACCATTGGACGAAAACTATTTTGATTACAAACGTGCCTGGTATTGTAGCCCCAAGTTCTGCGGAGCGTGGAACGTGTGCGACTACAAATATTTGGCCGATCACATAAGCGAAAATCAAATCGCTGAAAGGAAATGGTAAAGTGAGTAGAAATAAAAGTATACTCTTGCAAGTAGCATTCAAAGAGGCAGCCGCGAACGACGCTGCAACAACTGTTGCAGACGTTGAGGCGTTGACCTTGAAATATTATGAGACACTCATCTCCCTACACAACTCTCTAGGCATCAGCCTAGAGGACACCAGCCGTGGAGGTCGTGACGTCCGAGGCGGTGCCCCTTCTCGTGGCCCCACTGGTGCCAGCCTAGAAGGTCAACCGTTTGAGTTGGATGGTGTGCAGTGGCGTGACTTTCGTGCCGCTAAAATAGAGGGCAGAGTCAACCCCAAGCACCCCGACTTCAAGAATAGTGGTGGCGAAAGTGTCTGGATGTACGACAAGACGGGTAGCGACAACCCGACAGCGATACCGCTAGTGGCAGCCGCTGACCTTGTTGCTGCAATGGCATAATGTTCACCTTCAAAGACAAGGCGAACGCTATGCGAGTCGAGTTCGATGGGCGTCATCCGAAAGCTCGGATGACGCTCATGGCCTACTTCGCAGAAGCAGGTGTCGTGCCCGACCCCGACAATATGACCTCATATTTAGACATGATGCACCAACTCAACGATTACGTGTACGAGGGCGCTGACGAGTTCTTCACAGAAATCAGTCAGCTAGACGAGGATGAGGACGAAGGGGAACAACTATCACTTGACAGTGTACAACCCAAAGTGGACACCAACTTCGACGATGGTTTAGGAGGGGCGTACCTATAAGCACCGACCTATACTATGATGTCAAACATTTATTTCAGTTCGCCGAGAACCCCACCAAAAGAGTGGGGACAGGCATGCGAGAAATAGATAGACTCATTAGAGGGCCAGCGCCAGGAGAAATCTGTATGATAATGGGACGAAGCTACTCAGGTAAGAGCATCATCGGCCAGAACATCATCTACTCCAACGCTGAACTACCCTCCATCTTCTTCTCAATGGAGATGCCAGCCATGCAGGCAGTCATCAGACTCTACTCCATGTGGTCAGACACCCCCAGCGGTGACGTACAAATGATGGTAGAGAACGGCAACCCACCTGCAGACATGTGGGAGATGGTCGAAGCGTTCCCCCAACACGTCATAGTAGACAAGCCAGGACTCTCCATACCTGAGATGAGCGAAGAACTTTACAAGTTTGAAGGACAGTATGGTGTGCGCCCCGAGTTCGTAGTCGTAGACTACCTTGAACTCTTGGGCGGGGCCAAGGCTAGTGGCGAAGGCTACCTTGCAACAGAAATGCAGTCCACCATGCTTAAAGACTGGGCCAAAATAGAAAACATGCGTGTGTTCGTACTCCACCAAACTAACAGGCAGGAACGACAGTGGATGCCACCCACTGAGGACAGCGCCAGGAACGCAGGCTTCACCGAAGCCGACTTTGTGATAGGATTGTGGCGACCGCACAAAGACCCAAGCCTAGACTTCCTAGAACAAATGCACAAAAAAAATATTTTTGCAGCAAACGTGCTGAAAAACCGTCCCTTCTTTCACGAAAAAGATTTAATTAACCTACGCATCACACCATCATTAAGAGTTTGGAGAGAAGATGACACGCACAGTGACCAGGGAGGGACTGAACCAACTGTTCAAAGCAGCCCAACAGGACATACCCCTGACCCTTACTAATGAACTAGTACACGACATGGCAGAAATCATTATAAGATTTGACGCTCTACTCAGCGCCTACTTCAACGAGTACGGCACTGACCTAGCACAAGAACTAACAGGAGTGACAGAAACGGAGGCCGAACTTGTCGCAGCCGAGGCGGAGACACATGGATGGAGTGATGAAAGCAGCGGGCTGGACGCACCGTCAGAAGAGGAAGAGTAAAGACCCTTACTTGAAGATCAAAACACGTACCAGTGACGGTGCCACGTTTGTGGATGAGGATCAGAAGTATAGGTGGATTAATTACGAAGACGTAATAGAACTGTGACCTTCTCAGCTACTATGACTATACAGATAACACTAGCCAAAGGTATCAGCGCAACCTTACAGCATGCGCGGACAGTATTAGGAGAATTAGAGGGAGACTGGTTTTATGAGCAAGGACTCTTAAAGGATGTACAAGCCAACGTTGACGACTACATTGCGAAACTGAAACATGAATCATTCCAAACACAACGAAGAAACGATAGTAACGAGTGACACTGGTGGACAGAAAGGCAGCAAACCCATACAACTACACGCTATCCCTTGGGAAGCGCTCCAAGAGGTGGGTCGCGTCTATCATTACGGGACCATCAAGTACGACGACTACAATTTCCGTAAAGGATACAAGTGGTCGCTCACGTTTGATGCGATGCAACGACATTTATGGGCGTTCTGGTCGGGTGAAGACCGCGATGCTGAAAGTGGGTTCTACCATCTTGCTCATGCCGTATGGCATGGCTTTACACTCTTATTCTATTCCATTACACGAAAGGGAACCGATGACCGTCCTATTAGACTTAGAGAAAACGTTCACACGGAGCAACGGAACGACATTCTCGAAGATATACGAAAGGCTTACGAAAGCCAGTAGACGTGCCGAGCCACCCATGTTGGGGGCTATTTATGGTCACGACGACGTGCAAATTTTTTACCGCAAGGGTGTATACGACGCACTGGCTGCAGTGCGTGAGGAAATAGCTAAGACAGTATGAGCAAACCATACCGTGACCTACCATTCTCACAACGGTTCGCCACAATGGGCGACCAAGCAGAAAACGTATACCTTGCGGTTCAACCATTAGGGAACACGACACGCTACGGGTTCAGGCGACCCGAAGGCATCAAATTCTCACACCTACCAGAACGATACCGTCACATGCCAGACTTCATCACCCCCACCTATCTGGTGGAGGTCGTGGGGCTAGGACGTGACGGTATACTCAAATCCATTAAAACCACCAAATATGAAGCACTGAAATGGTGGAACAAGACAGCTAAAGAGGGAGGACTATTAGGACTCGTAGTATTTATATGGAATAGTGCAGCCAAAGAGTTTATTACCTTAGAGTGGTCAAATATTGTAGCCGAAGTCAAGTATTCTAAACGCAAGTACGGAGTCCAAGCATTTGAAAGCGACGGCAACACGTATTATCGTCTCGACTGGGACCGTCTACGGGGTAAGGCTGCCGTTGTAGGGGTATATGATGAACCGCAAGACACTTAACAGGTTTCTGGTCGTCCTAGACGCCATAGAATCGCTTAGAATCGATTTGCTAATCGATGAAGGGTTCCCTGACGTGGACGAAGCCATGCTACAGGTCGCAGAAGACCTCATGTGGGTGTATCGTGAACTAGTAGAACATGAGTAGACCAAGGTGGGAGATACTCGTAGGGTCAGCAGCCAAACTAGATTACCTCATGCAAGACCCTCACACTGATGAGCCACCCCACCCGCTGCAAGAGGTAGTCGAAGACGTGATAGCCTCTTGTACAGAGAGGGAACGTGAAGTGTTCCTTCTCCGCTACGGAGATGAATACTCTATCCGTCAGATCGCAGAAGTGCTAGGCTATAACAGCCACCAAGTCGTACAAGTCATACTCGACAACATTAAAGAGAAAGTTAGGAGGGCAATAGAAGATGGAAGAACCACTACTCATGGCGATGCTGACAGTGTTAGCGAATGACCAAGCCTACCTTCACGCCGAAGTGCAGGCGATCATTTTTGAACGTAAGATGGGACACGCACCCACTGAGGAAGAGTTTCACTCGTGGATGGACGAATGGAAACATGAGTCCAGTAAGCTTGTTGCTATGGCTATGAATGCTAACCTGTTGGAAGATATTGACATTGACGAGGACACCGATGATGCGTGAATACACGGAAAACGTGAACAACGCACGAATGGGCAACCAATGATATGGTGGATAGTGTTCGTGATGTGGCTGGTCCTAGCAGCGTTCGCCCTCTGGCACATTGGCAGAAAATGATGAGTAAAATTTTTACGCCCTTCTACCAACCATTCACAGGCACACGCCGCGTATACATTAGCGGCCCCATGAGCGGACACAAAAACAACAACTTCGACGCCTTCGATGACGCAGCCAAAACGTTACGACGTAGAGGGTTCAGCGTATGTTCACCCTCAGACACAGACAGGTGGCTAGGCGAACTGTCTCACGCAGAGTACCTGCGGTTCGACTTCGCCAGAGTCCTTGAAGCCGACCTGCTCATCGCCCTAGAAGGGTGGGAGCAGAGCGTCGGCGCACTAGCAGAAATATTTGTTGCCCTACGCATAGGCACAGAAGTGTACGAGTGGAAAGGTGAACGGCTACGCTGGCAGATACACTTGTCAGAAGTAGAAGAAGCAATAGGGGCGCTCAATGCCAAAGAATAAAAGAGACTTCCGCAACCAATACGAAAGAGTAGACAAAGGCACACTACTCACAGGCAACGTGTGGTATCGTAGCCCCCTATGGGAGTACGACCACCTTGTAGGAGAGGACCACACATGGTATGATGATCAGATCGCATGGTGTGGTCGTGGGTTGGGTGCAGCTCGTGACGGTTGGGGTGATAAACTATTGGAAGGGTTGTGGGTGTCTACTCGTAGGGGTAACAAGTGTGCTACTTGTAAGCGTAGACAGGCGGAGTGGAACGCTGCCATGGCGTCGTCCCCCCCGTGGAGACAGTAGCTATGTGGATAGCTATACTTCTGTTTACGTTGAGTGTGGGTGGTGCCTTCTGGCTAGGGTATTGGTTCGCGGGTCGTCGGGTGCCTGCCGTTATAATGGTAGACCCTCGTGCAACCCCACCGTCAGACGACCCGCAACCTAGACCTACAGAAGACCATCCCGTGCATCAACACGTTAAGTATTCAGAACCACTCTATCGTCGCGGTCCCAATCATGAACTAAGACAAGCATGGCAGGATGCTATTGATGGCTCTTAGTAACAAACCAAAGCAAAGCCTTGGTTCATGGTGGTGCCCTGAGTGCGACCACTTGCTAACCATAGGACACAGTTGGTACTGTGAGAACTGTGGCGCTCATGGCACTTTCTAAACGTGAAAGGAAACGACGTGCAAGAAGAAGCTCCCACAATTACCATCTACGACAGAACTATGGGATTACAATTGATGAGTATGATAGCATCCTTGCTTCCCAGTCTGGGCGATGCGCAATATGTAAAGGTGGGACTTCCAAGAGACACTTCGCAGTTGACCATAACCATAAAACTGGGCAAGTTCGCGGGCTACTCTGCGCACGATGCAATACTGGACTGGCTAGGTTTATGGACTCCCGACGTAACGTGGGACGAGCATACAAGTACCTTGGATATGACGGAGCCAGGGTCAATGAGACGCTTGGAAGAGAAGTAAAAGTACCAGAGTCAAATGAATAAGTAGGGAGGTGAGGCCAGACTTACAGAAAGCCCCCCTTAGCGGGGGGCTTTCCTTATTGTACAGTCTTATCGACTGTCACTTAGGCTCCAAGCCAGTCATTCTGCGCTCCAACCAACGCATCACTTCTGTGATAACGCAAGTGGAAAGCATCAATGTCTAGTGTCTCGGCAGCAGCACCCACGTTCTCAACAGAGAGAACAGGGCGCATACCAACAAGCGGCATGGCCGCAGGTGCAAGATGCACAGTCTCCTGAGCATCCTCACTCGTCACACGGAAATACACGTCCACATCAGTGGCATAGATTTCCAACAGAACCCAGTCGCCCTCTACATAACCAATCGTGAAAGCCTCTTCCACGTCAGTACCAGCAGAGTTAACCTGAGCAATGAATTGACCAGACGTATCAGCATCTTCCCAAACGATTGCCACTACATCAGCAGCAGACGAGTTAGGTGCAGCAGGAGCCTGACCTACCAGGCCAACCTCCACGTTGGCAGCATCAACATCGTTGATACGAACCACCGCAGCCATATACACGCCGTTATCGTCAAGTAGGATTGGTCCGTCAGCTTCAGCAGCATTTTGGCCGCCAAGCATAAGACTCACAACATCACCAGTATCGCCAGCATTAGAAAGCTGAAGGATACCAGGATGGTCAGCCACTCCTGAGAGCGCCAACGCTGTAGCAGGGCCAGTTGTCACAACAGTCTCATCAGCATTCCAAGTCAACTCAGAATGGATTACTGTATCAGCAGCCACATCGGCTGCCTCACCTACACTAATGAAGTCGTCGTGCAACCAGACGTTAGCTACGTTATCGATACCGTCAAACGGGAGCGTCGAAAAAGACGATCCCACACGTTTTACTTTAGGCATATTATTTTACCTCCTTTACATTCGCTCCGCGCATCACGGGTTGCGTGGAAGAAAAACTCTTCCTATATATAGGCGAAAACGTATTATCCTACCAGATTAAGGTAGCCTACGCCCAGCGCGGCGATGGCTATGAAAGAAGTAATCACGAAGCGGCGGGTAATGCTTGCCTCTTTTTTTACTGCATCAGCTTCTTCGCGGGAAACATATCTGGACGGCATTTTAGCAAGTTCAACTTTGATTTGTGTAATGTCCACTTGCATGGCGTCTAGTTTATCTAGGACTCGTACCTGATAGTCCATGGTATCCATATGTCACACCTCTGTGTGTGACTCGCCGTTCATGCGGGTACCAAAATAGAAGCCCAACACTAGGGTAGCTACTTCGATGTCTACAATACCACCTATGTATGCACCCACAATTCCTAATGCAATGATGCTGCGAATTGAACCTGCGGGTAACCATAGGGGTTGATCGTTAAGTAACATTAAATCACTCCTTCATATATACGCGAGTTTGTATTATAAGTCACCCGCAATACGAAGCTCATCAATGATTTGGTTGAGCCTATCACGACTACGCGCATTCACCTGCCTCGCATCAGTAGGAGTAGACAGTTTAACACCCGCACCACGAGCCAACGTAAACAAAGTACTCTTCAACGTACTCTCCAAAAAGTCGTCACCCTCAGCGATACCCAGACGCTGTTGTCTACCTGGGTCTGTCGGCCCACCCGTCAACGGGTCAATGACCTCACGAGCATACGGCATAATAATTTCTTGCATGCTTCTAGCAATAAAAGGAATACGCATGTCACCATCAGGTGTCAGATCAAAAAATCCAGCAGCAGCCAACCCTTTCACCACAGTACTCAACGGTGCGGGTGCGTTCACATCATTCCATTCACGCTGGTTGTTCAAATCAAACAGCGTAGTAACATGCGGACCCGCCAACCCGTTCAACCAGTCGATCATCTGCGGTACGCTCAACGGGTTGGGTATATCTTGCAGATCGTTGATAGGGAGGTCAGGGTCAATCATGACCCTAGCCCAGAATGGAGTGTTCGGGTTCACGTAATAGTCGGTGCCCGCAGCACTCGCACTGAAATGGTCTCCAACAGGGAACCCAGTCTCATCCCTACCCCCAAGGTTATCGTCCAAAGCTTGCATCATGTGCTGATACTTGTTGATCATACCAGGGTTCTCTGCAGCCAACGCCAACTGGCGGGGAATGTTACGTCTCGTCCACACAAAGAACGGGACGAGAGATTTCACACTACTCTCCCACGGAGTCAAATTATTGTAGTCAAAGTGGATTGCGTTCACCATGTCACGGGCCAGAATGTTAGACCCTTCAACACCCTCATCAAAATATTTCATGAACAGTCCACCACGAGCATAATCCTCAATATTCTGCATGATATTTCCACCCCATTTAGTGAGGAAAAAGTTGTCTGTGTCCATGACATGCGCCCACCCTAGTTTACGGGGAGTAACAGCGGAGTCGAAAGACTGGCGGAACTCAGTCTGCACGAAACCAGACAACACACCCTCATCCCACATGGAACGCATCGCAGCACGTTCACCTTGAGGCACCTTACTAATAGCCCAGTCGATCATTTCCTCCACGCTGCGCACGTCACCTTCAGCGGTAATGATTTCGCCCAACCCTTCGCGGAAAGCAGAGACAGCACCGTTGAGTCTAGCATAGTCGCGTGGGCCGACACCCATCAGACCGTTCATCCACGCCGCACCAATAGCGTTACGGATGTGGAAGGTGGGTCGAGCCAACGTGACAAGGCCACGCCAACTCTTCAAAAAATCGTTAGTAATAAGTTTAGCTGCAACAGCGCCTTCAGGGGCGTTGAGTACAGCGTTAGCTGAAGCCATGTTACGAAGGAACCTGGCCGTATTCTCCTCCACTATCATGTCATCCAAAGCTTTACCACCAATCCCCCATTTTTCAGGCTTAACATAGCCTGAAATGTTATTGTTCACAGTCATGTCTTTCACCTCCGACATGATGTCAGCAACTTCACGCACACCACCCTTCTTCAGTCGGTTGCCCAGTTCAGTCAACTCCTCTAACCTCTTGGCAGTAATGTCGTCGCCCAACACTTGTCCTGGGATGATACTCCCATCAGGTCGCCTCTTAGCAGCATAAGCGGTGTTGAAAGAGTTGACACCTCGCTCCCAGTCCTGGTACAACATGCGCATCGAACCTATCTCCACAGGTTCAGCTCTCAAAATGTTTTCAACAAACGTGCCGTCCAACGTGTTCATCTTATGACGCAGATAGTCGTGCAACACGAGAGACGTAGTGTCATCCATAGTGCCAGACTGGAAGAAGGATTCTATCCCCTCATGCGTCAGCTTACCTTTCAGGTCACCCTGAGTAAAATGGTAGTCCAAACGTTTCCACAAATCCATGAACGCATCTTCAGTCTCACCACTCGTGAACGTCCCCACAGGGTTACGGCGCACATGTAGTATGTTCTGCCCAGTGTCAGGGTTGGTCAGAATGTCCAGTACGGCTGCACCGTTCGTGGAGTGGTCGCTAACTTGTTTAAAATTTTTCCAATTAGCAATGGCTTCTTGCGTTACGGTTTCCACCGCTTCAGTAGACACAGTACCCTGACCTGTGGTACGGAACAGTGTGATGTCTGTGCCCTGCATCCACTCGTAGAGACGGCCCACCTGACCGACTTTTTCTTGGCTAGTCTGTAAACCAAGTTTACCCATCTGGGCGCGCGTCGCAGGAGTGAACGAGTCAAGAGTGTCACCGAACGACAACGTTAACCTACCAGTCCCATCGTTCAGGGCTTGACCCATCTCTTTAACCTGATGAACGAGATTCTGCACCACCTGCTGAGTGTCAATCACCTTATTCTGACGCAACACAAGATTAGCAGCTTCCAGCGCTTTGATCAGCTCCCAAGACTGGATAGCATCATTCATGGACTGAGTGTATTCAACAGCAACCTCAAACGGGTTCTGAGACAAGAACCTGCCATCCCAATCCTTCGGGATAGGCACACCCACCTCGTCAGCAACATGACGGAAAACAGGTTCCAACGCATCATTAATGTCCTGGGCAGACAGGTAGCCTGTCTGCAAGGCGTCAGGGTTAATGACACCATCATCTAACAGTTGCTGCATATACTCGCGGTCGAGTTGAATGGGTCCACCATCCAAACTCATTGACTGTACTTGGAAGCGGCCAGTTTTACGGTTAATGAACCGCATCGAACCCATAGCCTCATCAATCGCAGTGTTACCGCCATGACCTACAGCAGCAGCCACACGTGCGAAAAAACCGAGACCAGCATCGTTACCTTTCCCCCACGCCTCAATTTTAGGTGCAGCACCAGCCTGCTCCAAAATGTCGGCCATGAACTGCCTACCCGTATCTCCTGGCAGGTGAGAAATATACCCTTCAATATGATTAGTCGCAAAATCTGGGTCAAGTGCCACCATTTTTGCATGGTAGTCGTCAAACATGGTGCGCATCTCGACCGCCACTTTGTCAAGATAAGTGTCCAGTTCGGGACTGAACTCTGGACCCAACTCGCCCACCCCGTCTTGAATGTCGAGACGACGGTGCAACGACAAAGCTACCTCTTCGGGGTCGAACCCACCAAGTTCAGCAAGACGATCAGATTCGTCCCTCAGATTAGACAACCACTTGTGGTGAGCGCCCGTAGCTGCAGAGTTATCAATACCATCACGACCAGCCATGAACATAGTCCACTGCCACGGCTCCATCGTACCATCCACAAGCGCATCAAACAAAGGCTGATCCAGGTCAGCACCCTTACGCACAGACTTCAACTTATTAGCTAACCTAGTAGACTGTCCCGCTGGAAGTTGGGCACGCATCTTCGTCACCATCTGAGAGATAGGGTTTTTCCTGATGATTCGACGGCCCAAACCACTAGTTCCAGGTATATGGAACCCGCCAGCCAACACGTCACGTGGCACGAACGGCAAGTTAGGGACACCTAGCCGAATACCACCACGCATATAGTTAGGTATCTCATGGAGGGCCAACTCATGAATGTTACCGAAATCTTTACGCAACGCAGGCTCAATCACATCCTTCCACATCTGATTCTCATACGCCATCTGCCTTGTAGCCTGAGCAATGGGGATGTCAGTCATCTCGGCCAGCTTCGCCATTGCTGCAACATTATCAGGATTATCAGTAAACTGTCTCATAATATCATCCTGCTGGCCTACAAGAAGCTGCTCGTAGCGGGACAGTCCAGCTTCCCTGGCTGTAGCTTTCGTAGCTTTCGTGCCAGCAGCAGCCATCTCATCTAAATGGCGGAATACGTTCGTAGACGTACCATTCCTCCACACCTTCGCACCAGACGCAACCACCTTACGACCCAAACCAGCGAACCCAAACGTCACATACGTGAGCGGATCAGTCAACATGTCAAGAGTGAAATGTGCTATACCACGTTCAATGCGTCCCTGCCAGTCGTCGGCTTCAGCCTCCTCCCAACCCAACATGGTCAATAAGTTAGACCCACTAGTTGTCAAGCCCGTACGGTCAGTGAATTCTTCAGGATCGTTCAACCCACCAAACAAGGCGTCAGTCACATCACCAAACGAAGGGTTCTGTTTGCCTGCTGCGGGTGCCCCACCCACCACGTCTTGTAGCAGAATTTGTGCGGCCTGAAAAGGGCCGCTAATAGCCCTAAGAATGTTGGTCCCAACAGTAGCAGTCTCAGATATGAACCTGTTACTAGCAACATCACGTATCTCATCGAACTCAGGACGGTTAACGTTGTTGCCCGAAGCCATCGCCTGGTTCAACGTTCTAATAGCCTGCTTCTGTGTGGAGTCTAAACGTTTAGCAGCAGCAGCAGCCTCAAACTGGTCCTGCGAACCTTCCGCCTGCCAGTTAGGATTACCTTGTGCAAGCGGATCAAATGCCCCGCCAGGCGTTGCGCTTGACCTGCGCTCCCTCAACATGCGTTCAATGGAACCCATTATGTACCCCACTCCCCAGTATTCTTATAGTAATTCATTGCGTCAGCAGCACTACCATACTGCCCCATCCAACTAATAGCAGCAGTAATACTCACAACCACATGACCAAACTGTGCTACTGCTGAATCATAATCCATACCAAACACTTGTTCTGCAAAACGTTTATCTATACCAGCTAAACCTGCACGGTTACCTGCACCATACCAGGCTGCGTTACCGCCACTCCACATTTCAATGATCTTATGGAAGTCACGTGACCGTGCCAACCCCTCAGCCTCATTCTTAGACAATTCCATAAACTCAGTTGCTACACGGTAGATAGCAATACCCAAACGTTCACCCTCCATATGATTATAATCTATGAGAGCAGACTGATATCGGGCTACAGCGTTCTCACCTTTAGCCATCGCCTCCCTGATCACATCTTTCACTTGTTCCATCGTCATAGCGTCCTCGTCGCCTGCGGTTCGTTCTATATATGCTTGAATGGCAGCATCGTATACCCCAAAATCTAACGCTGAAGGCTGGTCTAGGACAGAAGGAATACCCAAATCGTTGTCGCCGAAAAAGATGAGACTCCAAATTTCATCCTCCGCAGCGACAGCCCCCAGCGTGTCTGTAATAAACTTGCCACTAGTCGCAACAGAATATTCATAGGGGTTATCCACAATCGTCATATCATAAAAAATTGGGTTCACAAATTCGGCGTCAATACCCTCACGACCCAACAGGTCCACATCAGGTAAAGCCAACAGCGAATCTAACGTCGAAACCGCTTCCACCGTATCAGCAATAGCGTTATTCACATTAGCCTGCACGTCTAAACGGTCGAACAGGAAATCGAGTTTATCCTGCTTGTCCTTCATGGACATGTCAGGATGGTTCATAATCGCAGACACAGCATCAAGCGTATCCTGCGACAGCCCCTTAGTCGTGTTACCTATTGTCATACTAGCAGCTAACCTGGCACTCAATTCAGGGTCGCCAGGAATAAAATCTTCAGTACCGAACAAGGCTATCTGTTCAGCGTCGAACAGTTGGTTAGCAAAAAACCCGTACGTCTGTTCTTCTTGCAAAAAATCTTCTACACTTTGCAGTTCCGTCGCGAGTTCAGCTCTTAACTCGGCAGCCTCTTCCTCTGATTTGACAGACAGAGTGTAGTCTGTAGGGTCTGACTGTCCCTGCGCCTGAATTTCAGACGCAATGGACGGCATGATTAACGCTTGATCATCTATTTCACCAGTGTCCACCGCCAACCCTAGACTGGCAGCTAACACTGGGTCTACAGGAAAGTTAGTGAACTCTCGTTTCCCAAAGAGTTTACTTTCACCAGCGTCCTCGCTTCCCTCGATACCAGGAATACGAAAATCTTTATGCGGTACTGTTGGCATAAAACTAGTACCCGTCACACCAGGAACCATAGAAATAGCGGGCGGCACACCAGTCCCACCCCTAGCAGTCACAGTATATCGGGAATTACCCAACGTGTTTCTCAAAAAACTGAGAATACCAGCCTGACTCGCATCAGCCTGCTGCTGAACGGGAGACTGTGGGCGTTGCACCTGCTGGATGGCAGGAACATTCTCGCTGAAACGAAACCTGTCACCATACAAACCAGATTGCAGTCTACGTTGTGGAGCTTCACGCGACGGCATGTTGCGCACACCAGGATCAGGCATTACGCTACTCCGCCACGGTAGCCTGGTCCCAGGCTCGCCAACCCAGCCATATTATTCAAGAAACTTCTCTGCGACTGATCCAAATCACCAACCGCCACAGGGTTACTACGCGCACGGATGAGTTCAATACCCATCACACGCGACGCCAGACTCGGGGCAAGATTACCCTGCGTCGCCTGGTTGAGAATGTTACTAAACACGCCCTGAATCTGGTCGCGGCTAAACGAACCTCCGCCGCCTCCGCCTCCTCCACGACCAAAGTTGGAGGCAGCATGAGCGTCAGACGCTTTCGCCAAACCCTCCTGGTTAGTGAGACGAGCCAAAGCGATACGAATCTGCTCACGCAGGTCGCCTCCCTGTTCGTCAGCACGAGTATTCACACGCCCCACGTTACGGGTACGAATACCCGAATCAAAAATTCCACGCTGCAACGCGTTGTTACGTGCAGCCTCAGTCCCCAACCCACGAGCAGTCTCAATGTCACGCAGCCCAGAAGACTGCTGATGTTGCAACAGTTCACGTTGCAACGCCAAATCTTTCAAAGTGAAAGGCAGACTACTAAAACGAGAGCCACCACTGCCGCCTCCACCGCCACCGCCTGAATCGTTGACGTTCACACCGAACACGTCAGCAGCAAGTAGTGTAGGGTCAGGCAACGAACCAGGGTTAGACACACGCTGCTGTATAGGTGTCGTCACCCTGCTTCTACCAAACCCTGCGCCAGGGGCACCAGCACCCACATTACGACCAATCACGTTAGAAACGAACGGGTTGTTTTGCGGGTTAATTGAGGCTGTACTGTTCCTTGTCATTAAATACTCTTATAAACCTTTCTATATATAGGCGAAATCGTATTAGCCTTCCTCTTCATCAGCCTCTTCAGCACGTTGAAACTCCTCAAGTTTCTCGTTTAACTGACGAATCATCTGAATGAGCTGATCTTTCTCAGCTTGTAGTTGTGCTATAACTTGTGCTTGTTCTATAATTCCTTGCATTATTCTACCTTTCTTTCAATTGCTTCTATTCTTGCAGTTAATTCTTGTATGCCACCCCACAACACAGGTGTCATCTTACCATAATCCATCTGCCAATGTTCAATGGTTCCATCCTCAGAAGGCGGGCTGACCGCATCAGGTATAAAACGATAAACCTCCTGCGCAACAAACGCCATGTTTACATGTGCCCCATCTTCCTTCCAGTCAAACGCACGAACAGGAACCGCATTGATCTTCTCTAAAAATCCTTCAGTAACAGCAGTAATATTATCTTTCAGAGTCTCGTCAGACGACACGTTGTAAGCAGTCGCTCCTGATGACACTGAAATGGAACCGACTTGCGTTCCAGACCTACGGAAGTCCACTACACCGCCATCAGAAGCGTTTGACCTTCCGAAGAAGGCAGCAACATTAGAAGCCCTATTGGCTTGGATGATATGGTTCACATGGTCAAAAGCAATATGTTCGACCGTGCTGGACGCCGAAACACCTGTGGCAGTGTTCCCCAAAAAAGAATTATTGATACGCCAACGAGTCGTGGGTGGCCCAGTGGGACTGGCGTTATCTCCCATTCTAAAGAGGATTCCATCGTCACCAATCTCGACTGAGCCGAACGTGGTGAAGGAGTTTACGGCCTTGTTGACGTAAGTGGATGACGAACCTCGTTCCCAGTTCCAGTGGATTCCATACGCATAGGAACCCTGAGTGCCGACATAGGCTTGGGTTCCTATTTCTATGCCGTTGGTTGCCCAAGGTTCAGTCCCGTAGGAAACGGACGTCGTGTGAATCCCGCGCTCATCAATACGGGCCATGAGCGCGCCACTGGCAGCAAACCCAAGGTCATCGGCACCTACACGATACATACCAGTGTCGTTGTCGCCATCAAAAGTGTAAGTGGGGGCGGTCGGCGTGGTCGCATTAGCGATTTTGGCTTTCCCCGTTCCACCAGACCCAAAGAAGACATCTTGGTAAGGGCCACCACCGTCACCAACACGCATGGCGACGACTCCGTTGATGGCGAACCCTATCTCATCGGCCCCGTAGCGATACATACCAGTGTTGGTGTCGCCTGAAAAAGTGTAGGCAGGCGCGGCGGCTGAACCGACAGCACCAGCAATATATGCTGACCCTGTAGACCCACCATTCCACTGGACGTTCGCACCGTGAAAACTCAGAAGACTGTCGCCATCGCCACGTAGTTCCATTTCGGTTGTGCCAGAAGTGTCATTCCACGTCCACGCAATACGCCCTACCCCATCAGTCACGTTACGCATTCCTACTTCTAACGCAGCAAACGGGCTAGCGTCTGTACCTGCCCCCTCATTCTGGAAGGTAAGGAATGCCCGCTCATTAGTAATGCCTGTAACAGCAATACTGTTACCACGAATGGCTGATGAAGTGAAATCAACGTCCGCAGAAAACTCCCAACGGTTATCAGTAGCATCATCATAGAGCAGTTTAGTCGTTCCCGCACCATCCTTAAGCTCTATGTTCCCATTAGTATTAAGCCAGAGTGCCGAACCTGTAGACTGTTCAAAAATCGCATTAGTACCAGTACCAGTGAGAGTGTCTATCCCGCCAATGCTGGCACCCCCCATGTCCATGTTAATGGTTCCCCATGTCATGCCTTGGGCGTCGGCTGAGTTGGCAAGCAGTGGCCGAGCATCCGTGCCAATTGGCAGCCTTGTGTCAGCAGTATCGTAAACCCAAAGATCACCCTTCGTGGTTAACGGTGAAGTAGACCCCGCATGGGCGTGGAGTGCGTCAGCGTTAGACCCATCAGTTAAAGTTTCTAGCTCTGCGCCTGTAGCTGTAGTGTCAGAGTGCGATGCTATAGTGTGGGCGTTGGGCGGGTCGGCAGCAGCCATATAGCGGGCATCATTGTAGTCCCTGTCACCCACGTTAGACCCAGCAGTCGGGTCAAGCACACCTGTGAGAGGATTGCCCTGCAAGTCAAGAGTCCCGCCGTTCGTCAACTCCATGATGAGGGCAGCAGCTCCATCGCGGAACTCAACAGACTGACCCTGACCTGAAATAACCAGTGCTGCAACGCCGCCGCCATTCAAAGCATCAGACTCTATGGCAGTAACATTATTAATATTGTTAGTTGCCATATCAAGGTTTCCACCCATCGCGTCGCCAGCAACCTGAACGTACAAGTCGTCGGCAGCAATTTTAGCTGCAGCCTCAGCATCAGTATACTTCACATGATGGTCGTCGGGGGTGACACCAGCAATGTTATCATGATTAATCACAGCCTCTAACTCAGAGAAAAGCGTATGCTTTTTAACGTTGGCTGCAGCAGAGTCTTCTATGAGAATGAAGTCGCCTGCAGCTATCGTACTCTTGTTTGTGATAGCACTAATTTCAGACGCTACGTTATCGTGGATAGCGTCAGCGTCAGTCCCGCCAGCATGAACATGCAACGCGTCAGCGTTAGAACCGTCCGTCAACGTTTCAAGCTCAGCACCAGTCGCAGTAGTGTCGCTGTGCGATGCGACAGTATGAGCCTCGCTGTGGTGGTCGTCTACACCTATGCCAGATAGACCAGCATGCGTATGTTCGCTATCTGGATGATCATGATCCAGGTCTGTAACCTGGGACTCTGTGACCCTGATGCCCGACATGAGCAGATGCTTCTTAACGTTGGCTGCAGCAGAGTCTTCGATAATGAAGAAGTCTCCTGCTGCACCTGTAGCCTTATTCGTAATTGCGCTAATCTCTGACGCAACATTGTCGTGGATTGCGTCTACATCATCATGGTCAAGGTCAGTCACGTCTACCTCGACGTGAGTATGCGAAGCAGGCGCTGCAGCAGGCAGGTCGCCTATCGTAATATGCTTCTTCACATTGGCGGCTGCCGCATCTTCAATGAGAAGAAAATCAGCAGTGGTTGGCGTACCCTTCGCCGTAATTGCACTTATCTCACTGGCTACATTATCATGAATGGCGTCTACATCGTCATGATCTAAATCCGTAACATCAACCTCAACATGCGTGTGGGAGGCAGGCACATGAGCATGCAGGGAGTCGGCGTTACTGCCGTCTGTTAACGTCTCCAATTCGGCACCCGTAGCGGTCGTATCATTATGACTAGCTACGCTGTGTGCCTCCGCGTGGTGGTCGTCAGTACCCTGACCACCAACATCAGCATGCTGTAACTGAGCAAAATCGAATGCTGTAGCAGCAGACGCTCTCAGTACGTGTCCTACGGTCAGCCCCGACTGGGCGTGGGGACCAGTGGAGGCGACCGTATGGACTTCAGTATGATGGTCATCCACAGACACGTCAGCAAGGCTGTCGTGGCTATGGTCACCATCAGGATGGTCATGATTCAAATCGCTAATATCAGCCTCAACAATGTCACGCCACGCAAGACCCTCGGCGTCAGCGGCAGTAACAAACAACACTTCACCCTCACTGCCCACAGGAATACGATCAGTAGCAGTATTATACCCCACAAGATCACCCTTAGTAGTAAGAGGGTCAGTGTACCCGCCAGGCAAGTCACCAATCGTAATACGTTTCTTATTATTAGAGTCGGCAGCATCCTCGATGAGGATAAAGTCTGCGCTCGTAGGTGAACCCTTAGCTGTGATCGCACTGATTTCGCTTGCCACGTTGTCGTGGATTGCGTCTACATCATCATGGTCTAAATCTGTAATGTTAGCTTCCACATGCGTGTGCGCTGCAGCCGCTAACCCAGCTTCAGCAGCCGTCTGGTTGATCCACATGCTCGTTCCATCATCATATGCTAAGACCTCATCCTCAGTCACAGCAGTAATCACAACATCATCCAGGTCTTCAAGACTGAAACCTACAATACCGCCCTTGGAGTTGAGGCCCACCACAGTACCTTCGGGTATGTCAGTACCATTACCCTCAACAATATTACCAACAACAACCATTTCACCAGAACCATTATATTCAAACGACTTACCAGTCGAATTCACAACCCTGTTCCCTATAAACGCCAGGTCACCTGACGTGAACGTATAGACACCAACATCGTCGGAGCCGTCCACAAGAGACGACATCATCATACCAGCAGAATCGTTGAGGAAGTTCAGACCCGTCGCACCATCAATATTTAGGAAGTAACAGTTGTCTATAAAAAAGTTGGTGCCCGCACCAAAGTCAACACCGTTCGCCGACGTGTCGATCTTCACTCGGCTCATATAGACAAAGTGTGCGGCACCGCCGCCAGCGGCCATGAACGCGTTCCCACCGTCAGACAAGTGCCCCACATCCTCAATGACAAGGGTGGACCCGTCAGTCACATCTATGACCTGCGTGACTCCCGTGCCATCAAAAGTGGTGGCATCCATACCAGCACCAGTAATCTTCAAGTTCTGATTTACAAGTGTAAGTGTGCCCGCACCATTAATAGTACCGTCCATGAAGTGAAGCCATGACACATCACCGCCAGCAACAACAGAAATAATTTCAGCCCAATCACCAGAACCAGTCAGACGTACATCAGCATATCCGCCGTTAGACGAGTCAGACGGTCTGACCACAATATCAGGGGCAGCGAAAGATTCTGTCTTTAACTGCACCATGTAGTCTTCAATGTAACGGAAGTTCTTATGTAACCCTACAGGGTCATCAAACTTGCGTACAGGGAAATGGAATGATTTGCTGTTACGCAACGACATGCTCTACCATCCCATAGATGAAGTCAGGCTGCCACAACTCACAGTTCCTACCACGGTAAGGTGGCCCCCACACCCAAGCCAACACAGGCCACGCCTCCTTCACAGCAGAGAACAGGCGAGGACACGTATGCCCAGGACGAGTCTCCGCATTATAAGCTGTCACAAAACCAACATGCTCAGGCAGTTCACGCGAATAGTAGAAGTCGTCCTGCATGATGATCACAGTATCATCCCAGCCCTGATCCACACCATGCTCAGCAAGCAGATGCCAGTCACGACGCAAACTCTGCTCATGGTTGACCCCACCCGTCGCCACATATAGCGACCACGGGTAAGCGAACTCCATGTGAGCGTTCACTCTATCAGGGTAGGCAGACACAACCACTATTCTCCTCACGTACAACCAGGGGGTTCCCCCCCAGGGTCCACGTTCAAAGAGGGCTGCACTCCACGCTGCCAAGGGCGGCTAGACGTACTCATCTGCCAACCATGTAAATCAGCAGCCGTATTAGCATCCTGGTTGATAGTAAACAGAAGTTGTAACCAGATAAACATTTCCTTAATGTCGTAACCCTGGTTTTGTTCATGCCACGCACGCAAGTTACCATCAGGATCATAAGTACCAGACTGCCACACAGTCGTATTGTCAAAATCACGGTACAGTGTCAAATCAATATCAGAAGTGTTCACAGCAGACGTCAAAATGTCCAGTCTGCGGAGACGATGCCTAAACCCTATTTCACCAGGCGTAATCCATCCCGTACGCACAGTACCAGTAATAGCAGTGTTACCACCATCTGTTTCATCGTGACCCTCCACAGCTTCCAAACGGAACAAACCTATCTGGTCGTCAGGGCTACCAAAATATGCTTGCCCTGAGCCAGCCAACCCAATACCAGTATGGCTATGGTCAGTCGTATACTCCACCAGTTCAGAAGGAATCCCATGCGTCCACTGAGTCCACTGTTGAAACCTAGTATCATAAACATACGTGCGTGCAGGATAGTCATCAGGGTCAGCCCCTTCGGGCAACGACACAAAAATACGGTTATCGAATGCCTCCACATTGACACGAAAATCAGATTCACGGTTAAACGAACTCGACAACATTCGCCCGTTAATGGGTTCACTAATATTCACAAAGTTAGCACCATCATACGACATTAACCCGTGAGACTGGTCGAAAAAATATAGGATGCCCTGATGGTAGGTGGTAGCAGACGAAGAACGAGTCCCCATCTGAGGGTTAATCTCATGGAGAGCAAACGTGTCCTCATCTGACCCCAACAGCAGCCAAGTAGAATCATCCTTAAAAATAGCAAGCGAATCACCCATAGGTTCCAACGCAGTAATCTCAGAACCATCATCATCACCAACTTCAATCCACGAGTTAGCCCCCCACGTTTCAGCAGTCCCCGCCTCAGACCAATAAATACGAGTTGCATAACGGTACACGCCCTGCGAATAAATGTTCGCAGCAAAAACACGTTCCTTATAAGCTATAGCACACCTAGCTGAAGGGAACCCCGTTGCCCCACCATCCAAAGCGTGAGGCAACGGACGAGTCCACGTATCGTTCAACACATCATACTTGATAGGTTTCGACGCGCCACCCGCCATACCATTATGTGTCTCAATAGTAGACGCACCAGAATATCCACCGAAACGAAGTGCAGTCAAATAAATATCACTCCCCCACACAACACTATTAATATTAAAGGTGCGGAAATAGTTCGTCGAAGTGGAACCCCACGGCCCAATGGACTGACCTGAATAAGCAAGGTCACTACCAGTAGCATCAAACTCCTCCTGCAACAGTTCCCCCAAAGTGTTGTACCACACCTCACCATCGTTATCGTTGTAGTATAATACCTGCTGAGTGTAGGAGGGTTGAGCTGACAGACCAGACGAAGTGAACACGTTACGAATATGACAGTGTTGAGCTACGTCCAAACCCGCCACATTAGCGGTCACCTTCTCATATCCTTTACGACGGCTCAGCCCAAGACCCTCGTTCCAAGTCATGTTCTCGATGGTTTCCAGTTCGCTACCCCTAAGCTGCGTAGACTTCTTGTCAGCCTGCCAACCACCCTCGAAACCGCTCTGCCCTGCCGACGCAATCGGAGTGCGTCGCAGGCTCGCAGGCGGTATACGACTCTGCGCCCACGCACTTAAACGTGGCATCAGATTCGCCTCAACCAGGGGATGTTAGGGTCGCCGAGTGACTGAAGCCTCCCGTCCCCCGCAATCATGGGGTAACGTTTAACCTGTGTCGCATACCAGACACGCATATCAGAAAGATACCTAGCATACTGTATGAACGCCCGTTCCGACTGGTCAAAATACTCTTCACGGTCCCACAGCTTCCACTTACAATACTCCACCAACACCTGATGGAACCCAGCATGAAACTCGGGGACAGCAGCCCCCGAAGCCAACGCAGTAATGGCACGATAATAGTAGAGGGTGAACTTGTCGGTCACAGCCGCAGACGGAATGGGGCTGATAAGAATCTCATTCTCCCAGATTGTCCAATACTGAGGGTCAGCAGACGTGTTACCAGTATCATTACCAAACCTACTGAAGAATGCGGCAGGCGCAATATACTCTACCCTCTGGTCGTTCGGATCATCGACCAACGATACAGCATACTCAAAATCACCAGGCAACGCATAGTTCTGCTGGTCAGCAACAGTAGTAACAGTAGAGTTAGCCTCCAAGAAAGGCCAGAAGTCAGCGATACCAACTTCAGCCATCCCGCTATCAATCAGAGCAACAATCTCAGCGTCAGACACGTTGATGTCTTCGATCAGCGTGACCATGCGGACTTGTGCTAGTATAGCATCCCTATCCATGCCACAACTTCACGCGCTTATGCCCAATGCAAACGTCTTTCCCACGTATAGGCGCAGCCTGACATGGCTCTCCCTTTTTAGTTATATACGAACATTTAGGCTTAGGCGACTCAGCCTTCCTCTGTTTACCCGTGCCAGGAATGGGCACACCAAACTGACCCCTACCCTGATAAGTGGGGACTCCCTTAAAACCTTGTAGTGGGACACCAGTATCCTCCATAGGATTAGTCCCTAAGTGGTCCCTTCTTGAAATACCTTGTTTGAATGTGTTACCTTTTTTCATTTTTCCTTTCCCGTCAGGGGGTAGGTTCTACTACCCCCTGCGGAACTCACCACATTTAGGATGTGGTTACACCATCTAGAATCCCTTGACGTTTCCTATTAGAAATTGTCAACTGACCATAGAGTAGCATTTTCTTGATGCGAACATCTTGGTTCACAGGCTCCAACCAGTCTGACATCTTAAACCAAGTGTCACCAAGCTTATAAAGCGTAATGTACTTAAGGTTCAAGAAGTAGATGCGGTCGGCTTGAGCGTTTCTATCAAAAGAAATCGGCGCACCGTGGAACATGATGGTTTCAAACCCTTGGTTTGCCATCGTTGGGTCCATGAAACGCTGATTAGCTTCAAAGAAACTATCAACATGAGCATACAAGGTCTCAGTCGTAAATATGTTGGTCGGGAAGTCATTACCTTCCGACACAGCAAGATACTTCTGACGTATTTCAGTAAAGTCGGTGATTGCACCAACACTACCTGTTACGCTTGACTGCCACCAATCATTACCAGCACCAGCGGGGTCGATTCCACCGACCACTGCTGTATCTGAAATGAGGGCGTCTAGTCCAAGGAAATCCTTGTTGCTATTACCTGATCCATCCAAGAAGAACAAAGAGTCGAGACTCTCTGCTATTGACATTTCAGCACGCGTTACTTCGTTTTCTACGATTCGTAGAACGGCAGAAGCGCCACTGTTCTTTGCAACATCAATATTCTTCAATTTAATTGCAGCGTAATACTGTCGCCAGTCAAACTCGGCAGCCGTTATACCCTCATCCTCGTCGGTCAAGAATGTATCAGCACCAGAGTAAGAACCCTGGTTCCCTAGCTCTGAATAGAGCAGGGGCTGTACAATGCTTGTCCCACCGTCGAGAGTCTCAACGTTGCCGAAGGTCTGAATAGCAAAGAGAAGAGGCTTGGACGTGAAGATGTTATCTTCAAGCGTCGGCTTATACTTCTCAAGTGTCGTCGCAATTAGACGATCAAAATCACTGTTTCCAGCCATTGCAGTACCTCCTTATTAGTTTTGTTAAAGGTTACTCACGACAGCTTCAAGCCTGTCGGCTGAGATACCCTCTTCCGTAAAAGTGTCCTGCATCGCGGCTCGGAAACTATCAAAGTTCTTAACCTCAACTGAGCGTTTACCTAAACCCTGTTCACTGCCATATCCAGTAGAGGTTGAGTTAGCAACAGCATTGTCATGCTGTTTCTCACGTAACGCCTTTTGCTGCATGAGCGCACCAAACACCAAACTGATGTCACTAGTGCCCGCCTCAAGAGCCTTGTTCAAGACAAGCGTACGATCAGACTCAGAAATAGGCGTGTCATAGACTTCCTCTAACTGTTCAAAAATCGCGTTGACTTGATCAACAGCGTTCTGTTCCTCAATTGCTCTCAACCTTGGGTCGTTAGCGAGCCTCTCGTTAAGCTTCCGCTCAACTAGCTCGTCAATGTCCAGGTCATCTGATTCCTTTGGCGGTGCATCCTGCTGCACCAAAGGTTGACCAGCCCTGTGACTGTCCCAAAGTTTCTGAATTGTCGCAGTAGGGTTCTTCTGTAAAGCCTTGTAAAGATTAATAGCGGTTTCGCTATCCTTACGCTCCTCAGACAACTCTTGCGTTTTGCGCGTATAATCTGACTGTCTCATATATCCCGCACGTAGCTCAGCGACGGAAACCGTCTGCCCATCTACGTCTACAGAAACTGAATCCAAATCAATTGGTTGTTCATTCTCTGGTTCCTTCTCAACGAGGTCACTGAACAGTCCAGTATTCTCCTCGTCGCTCTCAACGGCAGGTTGTTCTACTTCTGCAACATGGGGCGGCGCAGGTGATTCGTTACCAGGCGAATCCGCTGCGGGTTCTGGAACACCCTCAGCAGCTTGCGCTTCATCCCATGCCGCTTGGAAGTTGAGTCCCGCGGCTTTCTTTGGCATATTATTGCCTCCTTCATATATATGCGAATATGTATTATATTCACATCATCGACTCGGCAACATACCACTATTAGATGGATTCACCATGTCGTCAGGCGGGTTGGTGGTCTGGGGGCGCGGCTCCCCAGGTTGCGTCTGACCGCCACCGCCGAAACCTTCACCGCCAGGAGCAGCACCACCCATAGCACCCTGCGCCTGCTGCAACATCATAAGCTGCTGAACCATCTGCTGGTTCTCATCGCTTTCAAACAGGGCGTCCACATCTTCAATACCCTCAGCCTCCAACCACAACTCCAACAGTCGTTTAATGTTAAACGGCACCTGCAATTGCATGAGCAGAGGTGTAGCCCCCAACATGATCTGCACAATCTGATTCAGTTTTTGTGCTTTGACCTGGGGGTTTCTAAGCTCAGTGGACCCGCGTTCAACCTGAACCTCATACCGACCCGCGAAAATTTCTGGGGTCGGAGTGAAAATCAGGTCAGTATTCAGTTCATCAGCACCAGTAGCACGGTTGAGCCTTTCAGCTTCACGGCCCGTAACATACTGACGCATCTCTTCAAAGTTAGTGAGGGGGAGAACATCACGTACCGTGTCGAGGAGAAGCTGGCCTAGATCACGGGCAGCCCGTTCGACTTGGAGTAGTTTGTGGCGGGTACGGATGTTCGTAGCCCCCTCAATGATCGTGGCCTCAGTCGCAGTACGACTAATGTTCTGCGGCACACCACGAAGATACTCGTTAACACCAGTCAGCTCGTTGATGTCAGCACGAATCTGAGCGTCCAAATTATATGAGTCCTGGCCGATAGGAGCAGGAGCAATATAGTTAATCAGATAGTCGAGCGGTTCAGGCGCTTCAATAGGGATAATGTCGTTGACACGAGACGACTTCATCGCCTCCTCAGCATCATCATTCAGAGCCTGCTGGCGGATAACCCACTTACCCACGTTCCTGCGCCTATGCGTAATCATCTGCGAACGAGTCTTATTCAACTCGTGCTGCAGGGAAGAAACCTGTTCAAGTTCACCAATATGGTAGGGGGCGTTAGGAATCCTATAGTTAGTCATTTGTACGATAGGACAAGTAATCTGTTCAATATACCTTACAGGCGTTACAGCGCCAGGAGTGAACGACATCATCCACTTCTCTTTAAGATCGTAGAACTCGTAGACTGTCACCCATTCAGCAGTGTCCACGTCATCTAACCGTGAACGGTCTTCAGGTGAAATGTTCGTCGTGTCTATAGCACCCGAATCGAATGCAGTTTTCTCAGTGACCTTGTAACGTCTATCATTAATGAGTTCCCGTCTGGGAAGTATGATGCGTTGAGCCACCCAACGGGCGTTGTGGATACCATCAGAGTAGGGGTCAATCCAAATGTCCCAAGGGTTGATGCGCTCCACAAAAAAGTGACCGACTTCCACGCGGTTCTGCACTTCGTCACCGAGGGTATCATAAATCTCTTTCATCCTAATATCGTATCCGACTTTAATATAACCGTCACCGTAGAGCAGATAGTCGAACGTCGTGTCAGACAAGTGTGTCTGCCCACGAACATCAACAGACGACCAGAGACGATTCAAGAATGATTGTAGGAGAACAGCGTTATCCTGCTGGGCATCCCCCGACAGGGGTGACACCATAAACGAAGGGTCTTCGTCAGCTACGAAAGGAACCAGCGTGTTGATTGTAGAAAACGAAATATTGACGCTAACTAGGTCAGCAGTGGGGTCTTCAGGGTTCATCTGCCACTGTGTACCAGCATACAGGGCATACGAGTCGTTCCAAACGCTTTCACGTTGTTTCTGCCTGTAAGCCTGGCCCAATTCCAGGCGTTCCATAGCACCAGTGAGTCGCTCCTCTGTCTCTTTAGACAGGCGGCTGCGAATCTTAGCGTTACGGTTATAACCTATTACGTCAGGCACTAGAATCTTTACTCCTCATATCAGACAGTTTTTTACGTTTCTGCCCACGAATAGAAAGCCCACTTGCAGCCTGATAACCGTGTAACACACGTTCAGCTTCTTCTTGTGTAGCATAGGAGGCGCGACCTCGGCCAACACGCCAACGACCATTCTTGTCTTGTTGGACTATATCAGCCATTAAATCACTCCACCTTCACTCAGTTTTCGGCGCGGCGCAAAACGAGCCGACGCCTTATTCTCAGGAATCGGATCAGGGAGTCCCTGACGCCTCTTCTGGGCGTACATGTCCTCCACATATTTACGTGTGCCTTGCCCGCCAGTCACGTCGCGGCCTTCCCTTTCACGTTTGAGACCTTCGGTACTAGACCGAATGGTCTGAATTTTGTGCTTAAAACATAGGCCGTCACGATTCAACGGGCGCTCGCACCCGTCTAGGGTGCAAACCTCGTCAGACATTATCGTTTCGCTTTGCGGTTATTAGGGTGTTGTGCAAACTTAGAGCCAGACTTCGACTTACCCGCATTCGGGTTAGTACGGTCATGGCCTCTACGCGTCCCACCACCACGAACAGACGTTTTGTCTGATAGTGCTGGATGTGGTTCTAAATGCGAACCGCCACTATTGGCGGCACGCGGTTTAGCTCCACCCTCACCCTGGTCAAGATGAGAGCCGCTAGCCTTACGGCCACCGCGCAGTCTTCCTTCACCCTTTGGATCTAAATGAGAACCGCTACCTTTAGCACCAATGGCTCTACCTTCACCTTGTTTCAGGTGATCTTCATGAGCATATTTTGGCATTAACTTTTCTCTCCTTTCCTCGCTCGGCCTACAACGCCGAATGGATTCTTGAATTGGGGTGGTTTCGTACTCAACTCTCTAGAGACAGACACTCCCCGTGGACTGTGACGCCTGCGGTTTCCATGACCTGACCCCAAGCCTGCCTTGCCGACAGCTTGACGCTTACGTGCGCGCCGTCTACGCGACTTACGCGCCTTACTTAGTTTAGGCATAAAACCTCCTCATATATATGCGAGAACGTATCATTTAAAATCAGTCAACCTGGGGCGACGATTATGATACTCCCCTTTTAACAAAGGATCAGGTTTGATACGACGCTCCTCATGGATGAACGCACGCGGCTGCCACATGTGCCGCCTCGTACTACGATCCCCACGACCAGGCGTCACCCAGCCGCCACGAACCAACACTCCCTCCACGTCATCACCCCACGGGCCAAGACCCCGCAACAAGAATAATCCTACACGACCCAGTAACGCAGCCATTAGTCAATCAGCCTCGCAGCAGGATCACCCACACGCAGATCAATAGGATTACCATCCTTATCCTCAAGATCCCACTCCTTAAAAACGGTAGTCCCATCCTCCTCATAAATCGTTTCCTTAACAGTAGTGATGCGACGATTATTGCGCAGATACTTGATGATTTCAGTCTGCGACACTAGCCCTGCAGAGTTGTTGGCAACGACCGACACCTGATTTTCCACGCGGAAAGCAGGGTCGCCCACGTTCGTGTTCCCACCAACCACGTTCACAGTATACGCACCATCCTCAAACTCCAACGACCACGGAGCAATGATTTCAACGAAACGAGCATACGTCACACCAGACAACGTAATTTCACTAGTATGAATATGAGTGTCAGATTTGGGCATATGCTCCTCACTGTCCTCCAAGTCCTTCAACCAGTCATGCAGGTCACCCGCATCCAACTCGTAAAGGGTGCCCGAAACAAGCGTCAAATCCGCCTGCGGAATAGTCAGCACACTCGTAACATAATTAGCCGATATCGCCATCTATCTCATGCCTCATTTCTCTCACTTCGCTTTGCAAATCCTCCATTTGTTGAAGAACCATACCGAACGTTTCCTGCATCTTATAGAACACATTGTTCAGATTCGCAGTCGCATTAGCCAGACGAACCAGACGTTTTTCCAGATCACCCAACTGGTCGTTCACCCATTCCTCACGTTCATGCCACGCATTAAAATTTGCATCCAACATGTCAGTCGTATATTTTCTTGTTTTACTCGGTGTTGCCATTACTCATCATCCACTAGGATCACAGTCTGCGAGAAGCCTGTGCTTTCAATAGTACCCGTTAATATTGCTGTTTTATAAAGGGGAGTGGCCGTGGAGTATCTCGCTCTCCCACGAACATCCTGGTCGGAAGTGTACACATATGCCGTATTATCGGCAATCCCGCTTGCATTTGTAAGCTCATCAATAATCACATAGGTTGCATTCGGTGACCCAGTGGCAGGCGACGACGTACCCGAATCCACAGTATACTCATAAGCGTTAGTCGTCTGATTAGCTACTGTCCCAATAATATTATAACCATCCTCATTACAGCCCCTAATCTTCACCTTATCACCATTAACCATACCATGCGCCGTATGCGTCACAGTAGCCGTCCCACCAGTCTGCGTGATGGACACTGTGTCCTCGGCTGCGCCAGGACCAGTACCAGCAGGATCACATTCTAAGAACACTCGCGCATTCTGCCTGGCCGTCAGGTCGGGCTGCAACACTTCCACAATAGCACTCTTAGTGTTCTGCACAATGGTCGTCGCACCCGAACCGTTCCTCACAGAAGGAGTGTCACCGCCGCTAATACTAATCGTAACCAAACCACCAGTATCATTCAAAATGGCTGCAGCAGCCGAACCCGACGCAGCCACAAGGTTAGACCCTGGTGTCCCACTATACCCAGTAAAATCAATGTTCGTGAAAGTAGCGTCACCCGTCACCTCAATTGCATGCCCAGCACCCTCCTGAATGAATTCAACATCGTGCAGGTCAGTGGTCGTCCCGAAAGTCGGGTCGTCCAAGGTCGCCACGTTAGTCAATGAAGTAGTGCGAATAGTCGTCCCATTATCAATATCGGCAGACGACTGGGTTAGTTCTTGACATGAAATGTCAGCACCAGTAATGGAAAACGCGCTGGTCAAAACGATGCGGTTAAAGTTTTTGATCTTGCCAGTCAGGTCGCCAGACCCCGACGTGCCAGTAACCGTAAAATCTGCACGAGTATCTTCAGTGCCATCAGCACCCTCACTAATCAGATCAGAGTTGATGTCTACGACTGTGGACGCATTCCCCAAGTCAATAAGCAAACCAAACGAACCGTCAGAATGGTAGCCGTCAGGCCACGTCACAACTTCCCCGTCAGAAGTAAAAGTAGTCGCCTGTGCAGTAGACCCGTCAGTACCAATCTCCCAGATACCACGAGCCACAATAATCGAACCATTATAGTTCGCATAACCCCACCTGTTAGAAGTATTCCCCTCATCAGTATCAGCAACATCAGCAAACGTCGCATCAGGGGAACTGCCATGAATGGCGATACCAGAACCCACGTCAATGGAGTCGAGAGCAAGGTTCTCATTTTTAGCTAAACCGTTAATGAGTTCAGTCTGTGCGCCGAACCAGTCAACAGCAGTCAACGAAGGGGAACCCACAGTGTTCTCCCGCCACCCCGCAATTTCGGGGTCAATAGCAACAATCAAGTAACCACCACGAGCAGGATAAACGTTAAACAC